AATAATGCAATAGTCGCTATCATTCCGACCATAACCCCAATTGCAAGTGGTCCAGCATTTGCTAAATTAATAGCACTAGCCGTTAAGATTGCAAATCCAGCTGAAACTAGAACTAATGCCGTTCCCATAGCTAACATTGCAAGTGAAATAGCGTTTAATTTTGCAGCCCCAGGCTTAATAGAGTTCAACATCAAAGTCATACCAGCTCCCATAGCTGCCAAAGCAACCACAAGACCAGCCATCACACCAATTGCTAAAGGTCCTGCATTAGCTAACTGTATAGCGGAATAAGCTAATAATGCAAAACCTGCACTCACCATCAAAATACCTGCTCCCATCATCATAAAAGATTTAGCAGATGCTAGCATATTTTTTGCACTTTTTTTAGATGATTTACCGACTTTAGTTTGGCTACCTGCAATTCCATCTAATTTTTCAGTTAAACCTGATGATGCAGTCTGCGTAATTCCCATTAACTTATCACCAAATTTTTGTAATGCGGTAACAGCTGAACTAATTTTCTTATAGCCTTTCCATGCTAAAAAGAAACCTGCTACCCACGGTGTAGCTGCAACAATTATGTCACTATTATCTGCAATTATATTCCCAACAAATGCAATCACATCACCGGCTGAAGACATAACATCACTAAACGTTTTAATAACCGTTTCATTTGTTGCTATTGAGGCACCTACATCAACAATCACACCTCCGACATCAAATAGTGCTCCTGCTACCTTTCCAGCAGCTTTACTAAAAGCATCCCAATAGGGTTGAATTGTGGTTATTGCCCCCGAAATTGTATTAACTAAGCTGTCAGCGTTAAAACCATCTAATTTATCAACAAGACCAGAAATTGCATCAATCCCAATTTTTGAAACATAGTCGAATGCCGGAGCTAATTTAACTCCCAGAGTTTCAGTCAAACCATCCATTGGTCTACAGTTTTATATTCTGTAGCCAATTTTGTGAAAGCGTCATTTGTTCCAACTTTAGCAATGGCATTGAAAAAATCTTCGGTTTTAACAGTTCCATCCTGAACTTTACTAACTAATTTAGAAGTACTCATACCCATTTCTTTCGCTACCGCTGCAACTCCAGCCGGGGTCTGCTCAAGCATTAGTTTAAAATCCTGCCAAGCAACTTTCGGCTTAGCGGCCATTTGTGTAGCTTGTGTACTTAAAGTTTTCATTGCTTGCGTTGGGTTTTCAGCTGCCGCAGCAAGACCACCAAAACCTTTTACTAACTGTGTACAATTCTTTGTTCCAACTGCTGCCAGCTGACTGTAAGTAGTAGCCATATCACTAGCACTATAGATTGTTTGTGTTGCAAATTTTTGTAGTTCTTTTTTTGTAGAAATTATTTCATCAGAACTTTTTCCAAGCATTCCCATGTTACCATTAAAGGTTTTCCAAGCTGCACTTGAAGCTCCTAATTCACTTATAACACCCGAAATACCACTTGTGATACTTGAAAAAGCTTGTTGCCCAATTCCAGTAAGAATACCAAAACCAAGTCCACTTTTAATTTTACTGCCTAAGCTCGACAATTTGGAATCGGCTTTTTCCATTGTGGAAGTAAATCCTTTATCAGCAGCCGATAATATAGCTTTTACACTAAAACTCTCTGCCATTTTTCTCACCTCTTTTTCTCATGAATTCTTTAACTTTAGAAAATTTATCTTCTTTTTTTCCAAGAACTTTATTAAGTTCATATTCATAGTCAAAGAACTTCTTGAAAGTATCGAAAACTGGTCGAGTTTTATTTTTACCTGCTTTCTTTCTTGCTTTGACTTTAAAATTATTAAACGCTAGCAAATGAATGTGATAATTCAAATCGAGTTCCTTTAGCTCTACTGCTTTCATTAATAGTTCATATTCCGCAAAGGTTAATAAATCAACTTGATCAAAATTCTTAAAATCTAAATATCTAAAACAATTTAATGCTATCTCTTTATAAGTTTCATCGAATGATCGAATATCTTCTAATGTTGTTCTTTTTCCCGTTTCTTCGCTTCTTCCACTCTCTCGAACAGTTTCTTGATTGCGACTTTCGATGCATTCGCACTCGATAAAAAATCAATTACAACCTCAAATAATTTTTCAACATCTGTCGTTTCGTTATCGATATATTCTTCAATTTGCTCACGAGTAACTCTAGGCGTCATGCCATCATTTAAATAATCTAGAGCATTAATCAATTCTTCAATTTCGCCATCTACTAAGCCAGCTACCAAATAAGTTAAACCAACTTGCTTTTCTACACCTAATTCATCTTTTTGCGTTACATTTTTATTTACTTTTCTTACAAATCCGATAGATGCTTTGAATTTATATACAATTCCATTAATTGTTAATTCCATATAATTTTTCCTCTTCTTTCTTCAATTTAAAAAGAGCGTATTTCTATGCTCCAGTTTTCTTTGTGTCAGCAAACACATAATTTGCCATTTCTTGTTGTTCTTGAGATACTGTGGCATAACCATCTACTCCACTGCCATTAATCCCAAATGTAAGAGAAACTTCAACCATATCTTCAGCATTAGAAGTTATTTCACACTCTGTAAGGTATCCTTGGAAATATTTTGCTTTAAATTTTCCAACATTACCTTCTGTGCCTTTTTCGGCTAAATTTACTTCCCAAATTTCAACAAGCTCATCATTATCTAAGGCTTTTTCTAACTCATCGATTAAAGTATCACCAACTGCTAAAATACTTGTAGCAGTAACTTCTACCTCAGTAACCCCGGGTGTACGAATTGATCCGTCCTTAGTTGCTGTGGAATCAGCATCCTTGCTCTTTGTACGACCGTTCTCAGTTGTAAAAGCAAGTGTTGCTCCATCTTTTGTAGTTGCACTACTTAAAATTCTATATAAATAAACAATTTTTTTACCTTGTACCGCTTCAGGCGCTGCACAAAGCTGTAAATCAAATCTTCTCATATGTTACCTCCTCCTAATTAAATTTAAACTCTAAAGAAAGCACCCCGTGTAAAAGTGGAATGCTTGTTGATGTATCTGGCATAATGTCTTGACTAACATTTTTTAACGACCACGCAAAATTAGTTGTATGATTTAATTCTCTAGATACTTTCTTTATATCAAGAAGCATCTTTGAGACTGTCCCACGCTGCTTAGGATTATTGTGAAATACATGGATAATTTGATAGACATTCCCAAATACAGCACTTTTATTAGCATCATCAATTAATTGACTATTGCCAACATATATAAACGGGTAAGGGGTATTATCTGGTGGTAAAAAAGTATCATAGACATTGTCTGGATATAACTTTTTTAGTTCTACTAACAGATAACTAAACAGTTCTTGTTGTGGATCCATTTTTATACACCTCACTCAACTAGTTTTTTCATACCTTTTTTAAATATTTCTTTTTGTTCATTAAACGCAGGACCAACAAAGGGCTGAGCCTCCATTTTTCGGGTACCATATTCTAGATACGGGCTGTATTCAGTACCTGGTTCAACAATAGCAGTAAAACCGCTATCTTCTTTCGATAACTGTATACTCCTTTTAGTTGTACCAGTTTGATATCCCTTAACGAAATTAGCATTACGAGTCATTTTATTTGTTAACTCAGCTCCGTTAGTACTAACAACTCTTTTTACATCAGCCATCTTGATATTTTTCTTAAGTTTATTACTTAATTTTTCTAAACCCTCTAAATAAAAAACTTTAGCCATTAAGTCACCTCCGAAAGCACAAAAATATGTTTTGTTTTAAGCTTTCTACTATAGTCAACTTTGTATTGTTTCTTATCAATGCGAATAAAATTAAATACTTCATTCCAATGATTTTGAATATGAATAGTTAAACTCCCTTGCTTAATAGTTCCATAAATTAATTGCATTGTTTTAGTACTGGTATCCATCACACTGGCCATTAATTCTTTTTCGACGATAGTATCATCTCCATAATTACCTGTATTTTGATCATACTGGCCACTTTTAACGGTTTGAAAATAAACAGGAGTGTCATATCTCATAAAAAATGTACCCTTCCTTTTTTTAGATCACTCTGATTATTTAACCATGACCTGATATCTTTATCATAACTATCAAAATCATCGTCGTTGAAAGACATACTTTCACCCTCGACCGAATGAGAAGATACACCCTCGCTACCAATACGATTAAATCTAATTACCGATACTTCAACAACAATATATTCAAGTTCTTCAGGAACTTCTTTAACACTTAACAAATTTCCTAAACGTTTTTGAGTAAGCTCAATAATCACGTTTAGTTTATCGTCAATATTTTTGGGGTTACCTAGTAATTCTTTGACATTTTCAAGTATTGTCATAGGCAACACCATTATTTCTTTGAAGCTGAGTTTTTAGGTTCGGATTTTTTTGTTTCGTCCTTTTTTTGCTTTTCGGGTTCAACTGCTTCATTTTCGGATTGAGCTTGATTACTTTTATCTTCAATAAATGTAATTAACGGCGTACTTTGTTTATTACTGGCAGTGGCCAGTTCAATAATACGTTCTCTAGATACTGTCAATCCATCACGAGGGAATGTATCCCCCGCATTGTATGGATGTTCATTATCTTGTAAATCAGTAAAATATTTAATAACTTTATACATTTTATTTTCCTCCCTAATTATGCTCCAACTGATACTTCAGATGCTTGAATAGAACTTACAATTACTCCATCCAAGAATTCAGGGAAAAAGATGACACCGCTAAACAATAAAGTTTCAAATGTTGCTGTTTTTCCATCAATAATATGTGTCATACCAATAAGCCCAGTAGCATCACTTGTTAAGTTGAATGTTTGAGCCACGTCACCGCTGTTTGCAGGAACATAAGCACCATTAATATTTTCTTTAGCCGAAGCAATAACTTTTCCTTTTTCTAACTCAGGTGAAACAATCACTGTTCCTAAACCTAAGAAATTTTCAATATAAGACATACCAAAAGCAGTTTGCAATGTAATTTGAGCATTTCCCAAATAATCAGCTAAATCTTCACTTGATACAAAATAAATAGGTGTTACAGTCATATCAACATAGAACTTTTGTAACGCTCCCCATGCAGCACTTAATGCTGATTGTAAATTTGTTCCTTTTGCTGTACCAGTTCCAGTCTTAATTAAAGTGTAAAATGATTTTTTGATTGAAGTTTGGACACTAGAAATTAATTTTTCATCTGTTTGATTTACTGCTAATGAACGTCCTGAACGTTGAATAGCTTCT